GACGGGGATTTCGATACTGGAAATGTGCGGTATAAGAGCCGCGAGCGTTACTCGTTCGGATGGTCTGATCCGCTGGGCATGTTCGGTTCGCCGGGCGCGTCCTGATAAAACTGGATTGGGGGGCTTCGGCCCCCCTTTCCTTTTTAGTTTTCTAGGCGTATATAGCGGTCATCGGGAAAAAATTTTGCTTACCAGACAGACCCGACTGACGACATGCAGACTGGTAGGCACAACTCGCATGTGAGGATTTGAAATGGCACGTACAACTTTCTCCGGCCCGGTTAAGTCTGACAACGGCTTTGAGGGCGCTATCGCTGGCGATTCTGCCGTCATCACCAACCTGCTTTGCACCACGCTCACGATTGGCAGCACCAAACTGACCACGGGTTCGGTGTCGGGCACGGTATCGGTTCAGGCAGGTCGCATCCCGGTTCTCATCGGCAGCACCACGCTTTACATCGGTCTGTACGCCAGTCTCGTCCCGTAAGGATTTCGTAGGGGGGCGGTAAGCCCCCTTCATTCATTACAGGAGACTTAGGATGGGTATGCAAACAGATGTCCTTGCTAGTAAGGTCGCCACTTCTGCTGGCGACATGCTGGATCAAAATAGCCTTGTTATTGGTCGCTCTCGTGTAAAGGCGATTTACATCGTCCCAGATAGCGGCGCAGGCACCGTGACGTTCTATGACGGTGGGGCAAGCGGCCCGGTCAAGATTGCAGTGAACACCAAGGCAAATTCCACTGCGCCGGACTACGTGCTGTTGCCCGGTGAGGGTCTGCTTTTCCAGACCAGCATCTACATCGTCCCGTCAGCCGTTCTTTCGACGATGGTGATCTATGGCTAAGACCCCTGCTTGGCAACGGAAAGAAGGCAAGAACCCGGCTGGCGGCTTGAATGCCAAAGGTCGGGCTTCTTATAACCGTGCCAATCCGGGTAAGCCGGGGCTGAAGCGTCCTCAACCGGAAGGTGGGCCTCGCAAGAAGTCATTCTGTGCCCGTATGACAGGCATGAAGAAGAAACTGACGAGCGCCAAGACGGCAAACGACCCGAACAGCCGGATCAACAAATCGTTGAGGGCTTGGAACTGCTGAGATGCCCAGCAAATCCGCAAAACAGCATCGATTGATGGCGATGGTTGCTAACGACCCCAAAGCAGCCAAACGTCTGGACATTCCTCAATCTGTAGGAAAAGACTATATGAAAGCCGACAAACGTAAAGGTAAGAAGTTTGCTCTGGGTGGCCCGACAAGTTACTCAGGCGAGGACACTGGCGAAGGCATGAAGATGTCCACGCGCCGTAGCGGCAGCAGTGGCGATATGAGTTTCAAAGACGCCTTCCGTGCTGCCCGTAAAGCCGGTGATGACACGTTCACTTGGAAGGGCAAGAAGTACACGACCGAAGTAGCGGGTGCTAAGAAGTCTGAAGCCCCGAAGGTCGAAGCCCCCAAGGTCGAAGTAGAAAAGAAAACCGAGACCAAGGTCGAGGTTCCTGCTGGCCCACGCCGTACCGCTGGTGGTCGTGGCGCTAAGTTGCCTGAAGGCTATAAGCCCAAGGTTGGCTCTGGCCGTTTTGACGATCCGACTTCGTCGTACGGAGAGCGTGTGCTGTCGCCTCTTAAGAAACTCACTGACATTTTCGGTCGCCGTGAGGAAGAGCGCGTTATGCGGAACATGGGCGTAAGTAGAGAAGAAGCCCGTAAGCGCCTCGACGCTAAGGAAGATATGGAAGAAGGCATGCGCCGTGGCGGCAAGGTTAAGAAGATGCGTGGCGGCGGTATGCCCGATCTCACGGGTGACGGCAAAATAACCCGCGCCGACGTACTTAAGGGTCGTGGCGTGTTCAAACACGGTGGTGGCGTGAAGAGATACGCCAGCGGCGGGTCTGTTTCGTCTGCTTCTAAACGAGCCGATGGTATTGCCAAGAAGGGCAAGACTCGCGGCAAAATCTGCTAACAGAGGTTTTTATGAAAGAGTCAAAGGCGATGATGCGTAAAGAAGTGTCCTTCATGAAAAAGAAGGGCGCTCCGAAGTCCATGATCAAGCACGAAGAGGCTGAGATGGAAGGCAAGAAGATGCGGAAGTTTGCGGCTGGTGGCGCTTCGGCTCCTAAAGGCCGTCCCGGTGGGGCGTTTGAAGCCCTGCAGGCAAAGCAGGCTGCTACTCGCGCTCGTGAAGCAGCGTTTCGTCAAGCCAACTCGGTCGAGGCTCGTGCGGCTGCTCAACGTGCTGCTCGTGCTGCTCCTCCTCCGACTCCCCCTGCTAAGCCTTCTGGTATTGGCTCTATGCCGGGCGCGTCGGGAGGACAGGCTAGTGCTCAATTGCAAGCAATGAGAGATAGAGCCTCTGCAGCCCCGTCAGGCGGCATGGGCGGAGCCGGTGGCAATATGGCCCCGATGCGTAAAGGCGGCTCGGTGTTCCGCAAGGGTGCTGATGGCGTTGCTCATAAGGGCAAGACCAAGGGCAAGATGGTCAAGATGCGCGAAGGCGGTTCGGTATTTCGTAAGTCTGCCGATGGTATCGCCAGCAAGGGCAAGACCAAGGGCAAGATGGTCAAGATGGCGTACGGCGGTAAGTGCTAATGATGCCTTCCCGTGGCATGGGTGCGATATCTCCCAAAAAAGTCCCCCGAGCAAAACGCCGGGGGGACGAAAAACCCGTAATTGGGACTGGGAGACCTATCAAAACCTACGCCAAGGGAGGCGAGAGCCGCGTGAACGAGGCGGGAAATTATACCAAGCCCAGTATGCGTAAGCGGCTCTTTGAATCAATCAAGGGCCGGGCCGTACAGGGTACTGCAGCGGGGCAGTGGAGCGCAAGAAAAGCGCAGTTGCTGGCGAAACAGTACAAGGCCAAAGGCGGCGGGTATCGCGGATGAAGGCTCCTCAACAGTCCCTTAAAGCGTGGACGCAGCAGAAGTGGAGAACGAAGAGTGGTAAACGATCTTCTGACACGGGTGAAAGGTATTTACCAGAGGCTGCGATCAAGGCTCTCTCGCCTTCGGAGTATGCCCGTACCACCGCCGTCAAACGTAAGGGTAAAGCCCAAGGCAAGCAGTTCGTCGCGCAGCCCAAGGGTGTTAAAGAAAAAGTAAGGCCGTACAGACGGCGAGGGATGTAAATGGCCTACAAAACTACAGCCACAACCGACTTTAATCTTGATCTCAATACGATCATTGAGGAGGCGTTTGAGCGTTGTGGGGCTGAGTTACGTACGGGCTATGACTTCCGTACGTCTAAGCGTAGCCTTGCCCTCTTGCTTATGGACTGGGCCAACCGAGGCATCAACCTCTGGACGCTGCAGACTGAGACCAAGACGCTGACCTACAACGTCGGTACGTACGATCTGGACGTAGACACGGTTGACCTGCTTGACCACGTGATCCGCACAGGCACGGGGACGAACCAGCAAGACATCAACATCACGCGCATCTCATCCAGCACGTACCTCTCTATCCCGAACAAGAACGCGACGGGCCGTCCAATTCAGATTTGGATCAACCGCCGCACGGGTGCTACCGGTGCCGATGATGTCATCGTAAAGCCGCAGTTCACGGTATGGCCCCTGCCCGATAACACAACCACTTGGACGCTGGTCTATACGCGACTCGTGCGTATGTTTGATCCCGGTGTGGGGTCTAACGGTCAGGACATCCCGTTCCGTTTCCTGCCCTGCTTGGTGGCGGGGCTGGCCTATATGCTGTCGATGAAGATACCCGGCGCGGATGCGCGTACGCCGATCCTGAAGGCGCAGTACGACGAGGCTTGGGAGTTGGCAGCGGGTGAGGATCGGGAAAAGGCTGCGGTTCGGTTTGTGCCACGTGAGAGTTTCTTGGGTGGTTACTAATGCCGAATCGGTATGCAAGTGGCAAACATGCTATCGCGGAGTGCGACCGGTGCGGTTTCCGGTTCAAACTTCGCCAGTTAAAGTCTTTGGTGATCAAGACCAAGAACGTAAACATCTTGGTCTGTCCGGAGTGCTGGGAGCCTGATCAGCCGCAGTTGTCGCTGGGTTTGTACCCGGTGGATGACCCGCAGGCACTTAGGAACCCAAGACCTGACCTGAGTTACTTTGAAGAAGGTAACAACGGCGCAGGCGGTAGTAGAATGATTCAGTGGGGCTGGAACCCGGTTGGCGGGGCCAGTTCGTATGATGCAGGGTTGACGCCAAATACCTTGGCACCAACCGGTGAGGTAGGAACAGTTACGGTCGTTACGACCTAGGAGACTGAGATGAAGAACGGTATGCGTAAGGTCGCACGGGAAGAGGTCAAGGCTCACGAGAGCCGTATGCACGGCACGAAGAAAATGCGTGCTGGCGGCAAGACCAATGCTGAAATGAAGAAGTACGGTCGTGGCATGGCTAAGGTGATGAACCAGCGTAGCCCGATGCGCGGCTCGTCTGGCCCGAGGTAAGTACCATGAAAGAACTGAACCCCGGCAAGATTAGGCCGAACACCGACTCGACTGGTGAGAATGGCTATCCTGAAAAGGATGTCAATAAGGGCGTCACCCACATGAAGATGAAGGGTGCTGGCGCTGCCACCAAGGGCACGAAGTTCGTTTCGCAGATTAACCTGCAGTATAACGGCAAGGTACGGGCTGGCTGGTCGTGAACTATAGTCAACTCTCAACGTTGATTCAGGATTACTGCGAAAGCACGGAAACGTCTTTCGTAGCGAATATCCCTACGTTCGTGCAGTTGGCCGAAGAGAGGATTTATAACTCCGTTCAGATTCCTGCCATTCGTAAGAACGTCACTGGCACGATGACGATTAACTTCCAGTATTTCTCGTTGCCGTCTGACTGGCTCTCGACGTTCTCGCTTGCAGTGATCGACCCGACCACGGGTGAATACGAGTACCTATTGAACAAGGATGTGAACTTCATCCGTGCTTCGTACCCGCCGCCGAACTCGTATGGCAAGCCGCAGTATTACGCTATTTGGAACAACAGTAGCATGATCCTCGGGCCTACTCCCGATCTCGCGTACACGGCTGAACTGCACTATTACTACTACCCGCCCTCCATCGTCACGAGTTCAACTTCGTGGCTTGGTGATAACTTTGAGACGGTATTGCTGTATGGCTCGCTCAGGGAGGCATATACCTATCTCAAGGGCGAAGCCGACATGATGGGCTACTACGACCAG